CCCAGCGTCGCGCAGAATACGGCACTTGCACAGGGGCGGTGTCAGGTTCTGACAGAACTTTCTAAGTTCGTGAGCGAGTCCCCTGAGATAGCGGCAAAGTCGTCATGACAGCTGCTAATTACGCACACCGATAGGAGCGTTCAACATGGCAATACCAAAGCAAGTTCAGATGCAGTCTGAGGCAGTACAAGAACTCTATAAGGAACTCAACGGGGAAGTTGAGGCACAGGGCGATGCGCCCGAGGCCGCAGCTAACGATGCTGAGCAGCCTGTAGAGGAGGTTGTAGCCAACAGTGCAGCGGAGCAAGCACCCCAGTCTGGTACCGAGGAGCAAGGAAAACCGGACACCAAATCTGAAGAGACTTGGGAGCAGAAGTACAAAACACTGCAGGGTATGTACAACGCTGATGTTCCGCGCATGAAAGCGGAGAATCGTGAGTTGTCGTCCCGTGTTGCTCAAATGGAGCAGCTGCTTAGCACATTAAATTCTCAGCCTGCGCAGCCTGAGTCTGTTGATCCTTTGATTACAGATAAAGATGTTCAGGAGTACGGGGATTCTATTGATGTTATGCGGCGTGCAGCACGAGAGGAGTTGGCTCAGTCCAACGCTCGGGTGGCACAGCTTGAACAGCAGATCGTGCAGATGCAAGCCAGCGTATTACCGCAGATGAATCAAATCTCGCACGCACAGGCGCAATCAGCAGAGCAGGGGTTTTGGGCTGATCTTTCAAGGAGAGTTCCTGATTGGAACGCTATCAACGAGAGCGCTGACTTTCAGTCATGGCTGTTGGAGGTAGACCCACTTACAGGAATTTCACGCCAAACGTATCTAGAAGACGCGCAAGCTAATCTAGATTCAAGCCGCGTGGCTCAGTTCTTCATGTCTTGGCCAGGGGCAAAAAGTGTGTCAGTTGCTCAAACCAGTCGGAAGGCTCCGTCTAACCAGTTGGAGAAGCAGGTATCCCCAGGGCGAGGTCGCTCAGGGACAAATACTATGCCATCCGAAGGCCAGACGTACTCTCCAGCGGACATTGAAGGCTTCTTTGATGCCGTCCGTAAAGGTAAGTACAAAGGTCGGGAAGAGGAGCGTGGCCGAATAGAGCGTGACATTTTCGCAGCCCAGCGAGAAGGTCGCATAGTCACTGCATAATTAGAAGGAGGCTATCATGGCTTTTGCAGTATCATCAGGTCGTCCGGACTACTCCGGCAATTTTATCCCTGAGATTTGGTCGGGCAAACTCATCGAGAATTTCTACGATGCGACTGTCCTATCCGCAATCTCTAACACTGACTACGAAGGTGAGATTCGTAACATGGGTGATACGGTTAATATCCGTACTACTCCGGAAATCACCATCAAAACCTACGTTAAGGGTCAGACTCTTTCAGTCGAAAACCCTGACAAGGCTAAGCTGCAGCTCGTAATCGACAAAGGCGAATACTTCGCTTGCGTTGAAGACGACGTTGATCAAGTTCAGTCTGACATTGCACTGATGGATCAGTGGTCTAAAGACGCTTCTGAGCGTATGAAGATCAAGATTGACCAGCGCGTGTTGACTGATCTGTTGCCTGACGTTAGCGCGAGCAACAAAGGTGCAACAGCTGGTCGTATCTCCGGCAACCTAAACTTGGGTGTAGCCGGTACTCCACTATCTCTGACAAAGACCAATGTCATCGACTCTATTGTTGATGCGGGTACTGTGTTGGACGAGGCTAACTGTCCTGAACAGGATCGTTTCCTTGTTATCCCAGCAAAGATGGCTGGTCTTATCAAGCAATCTGACTTGAAAGACGCGTCTATCACTGGTGACAGCCAGTCTCCACTCCGCAATGGTCGTCTTGGCATGATTGACCGTTTCACAGTCTATGTGTCTCACAACCTGTACAAGTCAGGTGCTGAGTTCAGCTGTATTGCTGGTCATAAGATGGGCTTCACTTTTGCATCTCAGATGACAAATATGGAAACCATCCGTTCAGAGACAACTTTCGGCAACATTATCCGTGGTTTGCAAGTTTATGGCTATAAAGTAGTTAAGCCAGAAGCTCTCGCAACTATGGTTGTCAGCGTATAAGGAGAGACGATCATGGCTACTTATAATGACGGTAAAGGCTATAATCTTGGTACTGGCGCGGCACACGTTGCTGCGGGCATTAACAAGGTTTCAGCCGTTTCTGTAACCCTAGACTTCGCAGCTATCACGACTGCTCGTGCGGCTGCAGGTCTTACTGCGCTAGCAGCAACTGACGTTTTGGAAGTTATCAAGATTCCAGCAAATACGCTGGTTACTTCGGTAGCTCTTAATGTCACCACTGCTGAAGGCGGCACTCTGACAATCGACGTTGGTGACGGCGACGATCCAGATGGCTACCTTGATGGCGTAAACGCTAACACGGCAGCAGCCTACATTACCACTCCGTCAGCCGGTACTCCTACTGGTTTGGCAAGCGGTAAGTATTACACTGCAGCAGA